GGTATAGGAAGCTGCCCATTGGGTAAATATGTTACAGTTACTGAGTTATTTGTTAGGTTAAAACGAGCGCCAGTACTTGCGCGGGAAACTGCAGAGTCTCCTGGGTCTACAGCAGAGTCATCGTTTAAAAATACACTGCTAGAACCATTGACTAATCCTTGTATAGGCCCTTCAGATATTAGGTCTGTAACATATAAGTTTTGACTTTTCCCGTATACATCCAACCTACCACCATTAGTAGTACTATTTTCGGGACCTGTACTAGTTAAAGTATCCTTATCCCCTTCTGTTCCTCCATTAAAATCTGTAGAGCCATTAATACCACTATTTGATGCTTGTGTAGTACTTTGAGTATCCCCCCTATAGGAAACCGTTTCACTTAAAAGATATGTTTTTTTATTTTGTATTTCAAAAGATACTGGCGTGCCTGGAACTCTTAATTCTCCATATAGAACAGGTACAGGATCACCCTCTACAGTGTTCTTTTGAGAGCCACTAAGCATATAGCCTTCTTCTTCTTCCCGATCCGTTTCAGGATCAGGGGCCATAATCTGTTGAATACCTTGGATAGCTAAATTAGCTGCTAAGGATGTCGCAGCCATGGCACCCGCTGCCATTACCCCTTGCTGTAGCATCATAGCTGTAAAGATAGACTGGCTCGATCCACTAGCGAGCCCTGGAACAAGCGTAGCTCCTCCAGGTATAAACATTAGGGCTGCAATAGCCATTGCTGTAAGTATCTTAGCTCCACCAGATTTTGAGCCTGCAAGAATAGGAGTAATAACTATATCTCCCTCAGCTAAAGGTAGTAAGCATTCTCTAAAGTCATCTATGTCTTCTCCATGTACTTTAATGGAAAAGCCTATATCATCTTCATGGCATTTAATAAGGTATGGTCTAAATTTAGGCTCATTAGCTTGCAAGCACAGTAGCGCCTCCTGTACTGTGTCTCCTACAAAAGGAAATTGCTGCCCAAATAAAGCAGACATTTCCCCGTTTAAATAAATTTTACGAGCCATATCTATATATCCCACTTAAATGCTTTTTCCATAAAGGGTAAATATTTTCCTTACAAGAAAGTCTATTCACTGCATGATGAAAGAATACATCATCATATAAATACACACCACAATGTGTGCCTACATCTGCTCCCATTGAAAAAATAAGAACATCATTTTCTTTTAAATCATCTACAGGTTGAAAGCCCCACGTATTTAGATGTTCAGGAGTGAAGTAGTCTTTACCGTGTTCCCACCAATCATCCAAATAAACCTCTCTTTTTCTTAATTCTATATTTAGTTTTTGACTATAAAAGTCTCTTACAGCCGTTAAACAATCAAATATTCCAAAACTATACTCTCGTCCTGCTAACTCATTAACTGCGTTTCTAGGCTTTAGTATTTCTAATTCCATATTTGGGTAACTAAAAATATAGTAAGGTATGCCTATAGCGTTACAATGTTTTCGATCATTTTCACTAGGTTTAGGGCTTCCGTTAATATGATTATGTACTATAGCAATTATATCGCTTTCCAAACTAATCTTATAAAAATCATCACTATTTAGTATAAAATCTTCATCTTCTTCTGCAAGATTTTCACAGGGAAACCACTTTGATTTACCTTTCACAACTCCTAGTATGCCACAGCCTTCTTTAGGGTGGCATACTTCAAAATGTTTCTCAATATTTTCTAAATGCTGTATCATCTGAACTTTTTAGTTCCTGGAAACGACCCAAAAGGTAAGGCTTCATAAGTATTTTTAGATGTACTAGGGTAAGAATTAGTCGTACCTTTAGCCTGGGGAGTAAATTGAAATCTACACTTACAAGAAGATAGTTTTTTACCACATACTTCAGCTCTCTTCCAGTAAGTAGAATTAGGTTGTGGAGCTATTTGATTCGCTCCTGTAGTTGCTTGGGGTATCAAAGCTTTCCAAACACTATTACTATGCTCATAAAGAGAATCTTTAACCATAGCAACAGAATTACTATAAGTCACATAACCTCTAGCATCTGTCCACCCCGCAGATATAGTAGCTGATAATTGAGATTGCCCTGCATTATCATTAACTAAAGGATTATCATCTAAATCATAGTAGGCTTTATGAGAGATCATTGCCCCTGCTGTATTAGGATACTCTATAGTACTATCAGCTTTCCAAGTACAGCCCCCGCCCTTTCCATTAGCATTACCTTGGTATACCCAACTACAGTATTTTCCTATAACTTGTCTATTAGGTATTTGTATCCCTTGCAAGTCGTAAGGAGAACTAACTTCAAAAGTAATAGCTACACTACTTTCTCCAGAGATTCTATCTAAAATGAACTTCTTTTTTGGAAATTCTATGGGGGTAGTGCCGTTACCAAGACCCGCACCCCCATTATTATAAGTGGCTTCACTTTCTAGATATTTATTTAAAGTTTGTCTAACAACAACAGTTGCTCCTATTAGATCTTTATTACTTAAACCTCCCAATAAATTACTAAATGCACTGGTAACATTAGCTATAGTAAGGGTAGGTCTATTAGTTGCTCCGTCAGCATTATACTCAACACCAGTCATTTCTACGGGAAAAGCTTGATATTCTCTAATTTTAAAAGGAGAAGTCGCATCTTCAAAGTATAATTCATCTAAACCTTCATCTAACCCAGGATGAAAGTATAGAGTAGTACTATTAAAAGTTAACTCAAATAACGATATTAGCTCACTGCCAGGATCGTGTTTCTGTACCAGCTCTATTAATTCTGTCATGCCTCATAAACCCTTCTAAGTGTAGTTGAACAACTATAAGTAATACCATTATCATAATTTAAACTATATTCAGTACATACTACTTTAATTGTGGTTTCTCCACTTCCTGCATTATTATCAGGAATAGTAAAATTAAAAGCTGCACCTTTTCTAGACTCGAAAAAAGCTACTATGTCATCTATTGTGGCTTTGGCTCTGTTACTAAAATTAACACTGTACTGTTCTTCTACATTATTAATACCATCCACAATTCTTTGTTCATAACCATCCCCGAATTTTGCTATCCGTAATCTAGAAGAACCTTTTCTAGACATACCTTCATCAGGGGTAATCGCAGTATCTACGGAAACATAACTCTCTGATGCTGGTATAGTAAATCCTATTGTCATTACGCTACTCCATACGGACTAAGAATCCCGCCTGACCGTTTTTGATTTTGTAGTTCAGATTGAACTGCTCTTGCTATGGCCTTGCCTAAGCCTTCCGAGTCCCCGCCCTGAGTTTGAGGTGCCCCATCTCCAGAGATATTAATTACTATATTATTTGCCCCTCCAGTCATATTTACTGGTATAGATCTTCCCCCAGATAGAGGTACTACCGCTTCAGTCCCATGAAGTGTTGCAGGGTATCCCGCCTTAGAACCTGAAGCAATGCCGCCTCTTGCATATCCAGTAACTTCTTGGCCTGCTGAAAAGACACCACCTGTCTTAGCTCCAACAGGACTAAACATTGATATGCCTGTAGCTTCTAAAGCTTTCATTACCATTAATTTTGTAATTATTTGGGATAAACTTTTTAAGACTCCAATAGCCATATCTGCAAATCCTTGTTTTATGGATTTAGTGCCCTCAACGACCTGATTTATGTTACTTATTAAATTTGACTCTACGCTATTCCCCACAACATTCAGCATCTTTTGAGTGTCAGTTCCAGCCTTTCTTATTAATGCTAATTTGTTTTCAGCTACTGCTATTGCTGCTATATCTGCATCTAAAGCCGCTTGTGCTCGATTGCGCTCGGGGGCATCTGCACCCATACCTACTAAGTTTTGTTCGTCCTCTTTAACTTTTCGATGTAGCTCCGCAATAGTTAATCTTTCTTTTTCTATATTTAATATTTCCATCTGTCGGGCTTTTAACCCTGGAGGAAGAAACTGAGTATTTTGCATAGCCATAGAAACTTCATTTTGAGCGACTGCAATTTTAAGAGCTTCTTCACGTATTCCAGCTAATGAAGCTCTATATACCTCAGCTCCTCCATAAGATTCAAATGCTGCATCTAGCAGTGCAGCCGCATCGGATTCCAGTGAATCTTTGGCCGCTATGGCCATTGCACTGTCTTTGCTCTTGATTAATTCATTTAACCATGATTCTTTGTCAAAAGTATCACCTTTAATTTTACTAGCAAAATCATTAAGCTGTGCTTCCAGCGTGTTTTTTTCTGCGACATATGAACGTGCAGATTCTTGTATTGCTGCTGCGGATTCAACATCTCCACTTTTTAAAGCTTCTAACATTGCAGGTGATAGTCTTTCTATCTCACTCCCAAACTCCGTTAACATATTCTGTATTGCTGTTTCTCTTTTGCTTCCTTTAAGACCTGCTAAGTTCCCCATGCCTCCAGCTATATCTATTGTTTGTATACCTTGATATATCTGCATAGTACGATCAGCAGCTATTCTTTTTACCATCGCTTGTTCTTCTGCAGTAAGACCCCTACTCTGTGAAGGGCCTATATCAATACTAATTTGATCAATTTGCTTAGTCCTACCCTCAATACCTACATTAATTCTTTCTAACTCTTCCCGCACTCCAATGCCATATTCTCTAATATCATTTAATTTTGCTTCCCAAATATTATTAGCTCCTATCGCATCTTCTCTCTTCTTCCATTCTGCTAAAGTTTCATTTGCAGCTATTTTTTCTTCTAACCATGCGTCTAAATCAGCAGCAAAAGTTGATGGCTTATATGTTTCGGTTGTGTCCATTGTTAATGAATCTCTGGTTTCCTTGCTCATAAACCAATCAGGTATCATATTAATTATCTTATTAACCATTCCTTGAAATTTTTGTATTAGAGTATGAACTCCTCCCATAATTGTATTGAATAAAAATTGATAAAACGTTACTATATTTATTATCATGTTCTTTATATTCATTACTATAGTAAAAGGAGCCTCTGAGATTTTTATAAACAGATTATAAATTTGTTGAAGAACAGCAAAGATAACTGCACCTTTCATCATTGCACCCATGGCTTTACCCACCATTCTAGCCCCCGCAGCCATTCCTCTGAATACACTTGAAGCTACTACTTTCAGACTGTTCAATCCTATTTTTGCG